CGCCTCGAGCCATTCTTCAACCGTCAGAACAACGACGACCTGATTCTCGCAATCCAGACCGCCGAAGTCGAACGGGGACGGAACGGTTTCCGGAAAAACAAATCCGGCGAAAAACTCAAGGAAACTGAAGAAAACCGTCTCGAACTCCGGACTGACGGCACAGACGCGTTCGACAACCTCTATATCGGCTGTGAACGCTTCCCGGGCGCCTCCGGCACCGGCTTCTTCTTCTCAGGCGG